TCGGGAGAAAAACCATGGAACTATATGGAAGCTTCAGAGCCAGCGGCGCGCGGTCCGACGCGAGGAAAGGAAATCGGGGAACCGATCGACTTGGCTGCCGTGCGCGATACGATTCACAGCTCCATCCTCGCACTGATCGCCTCGGCGATCGCGATCGTGCTGCTCGTGCTGCTTCAGCAAAAAGCGCTCAATCCGCCATGGGAAGAGGTGGTGCTGGGTTTCGCACTCGGCTGGATCGGGGCCATGCTGTGGCAGCGCTACCACACGCGCTGAGTCCGAGATCGCCATGCAGGTACTTCTGAGGCGATGGCAACTTCAGCCTGCCCACGATGTGGCGGCTCGCAATTCGAGGCGATCGATGCGAAACCTAAGAAATCAGCGATCAACCTTATTTATGTGCAATGCGAGAGCTGTGGAGCCGTCGTAGGCGTGCTCGACAGTGTGCATGTCGGAAGATACGTCCGCGGGATCGCTGAGGCGTTGAAGAGTATCGGAGCGCTCTTCAAGCTTCCAGGCGATTGATGAGCGTGCCACTTCCATCGAGAGGATCTGCAGCGTTTGCCAGGCTGCGAATCTCATCGAGCGCTTTGCGCATCATTGAAATGCGATGTGACTGATCTTTGGATTTGGGCCGAACTTCAAAGCCGAGATCCACGATCTCGCCGACTCGATCGATCGGCAGGTCAACTTCTATGGTGATGAAGACCTTCCCATCTCGGAGAGTTTTTTTCCTCACACCATCCCCATCCGTAGGCGCTGAGGCTTCACTCATTTAAGTCCGAGCGCATCATTCCGCTTCTTCAGATCGGCAACCTTGCGCAGTGCTTGTTGCGCGTCGGCCACGAGAGCGAGGATCGCGTCAGCGTCGAGGAGCTTACGAATGTGTTCCTCATTCCACTCACCGGCGTCATCGATAACGACGCTCTCCCGAATGGTCGCCCCTGGGTGCGGGATGAAGAGGATGCGCAGCCCTGGGGCCTTGAACAAGGCGTCGGCGAGCTGCTGAAACTCGCGCGCCAGCACCTGGCATTTGTTCGTGATGTGCGCCCAATACGTCTCAGCCTCTTGCAGATCCAGCAGCAAGTCGGCTCGTTGGCGACGAATCTCTTCCTGCGTCATGCCCGCGAATTTTACCCGGATGGTCAACGTCTTTACAATTTTGACCGTGCCCGGAACAAAGCCGCTGGACCACCTCAATCCGCGCTATAGCGCGCAGCGCGTGGCGCGGATCTTCAATATCAGTAGGCGCACGCTCCAGCGTTGGGTTGATGACGGGCTAATTGCCGCGGTGAAGATCTCGCCCCATCGAACCGAATTCGAGGTTGAAGAGGTCGAGCGCCGATACCTGGTTTGCCGTGGCGGAGAGCTTCCCGAGGCCAAAAAAAATCGGACAGATCGCGACAAATCGTGACAAATCGGTACGGATCGGACAGATCGACCTACCTTTTTTCCTGATTCGGGCCTACGTTCCCATCTGTTGAGCCAGCCTTCATTGGTCCGGGCTGGCAATCAAACCGGGCATAGGTCGACTAAGGTAAGACGACTCGTTGGGGCGGAGGGTGTGTGATGAAACGAGGCCACTGGCAGTCTTGGGGCACAGCGTTCGCGGCGTTGTGCCTTTTTCTTTTCTCCTTTGCCGCGCTGGGGCAGGACACAGCGCGGGTCGTCCACATCGACAACGAGGCCTGGACATCGAACGTGGTGATCGTGGCGACCAGTGACCTCGCGATGCGCACGAGTGATTGCACGAGCTTCGGTGCTTACACGCTCAAGCTTCCATACCGCGGCAGTGAGCTGCTCGATCATTTCAGTGATCGCCTCTGCAGCGGCAGGATCGGCGTGGCCGAGCTCCCGATCCTTTCCGGATCGGCCCGAGTCTGGACGGAAGCGACCTACCGCGACGCGCTTGGCAACTTTAACGTCGTTGAGATCCCCTCGCTCCCGCAGGCGCTTCGGCCTGGTGAGGGTCGATACGAGTTCGCCGGCATCGAGAATGGCGTCGATGGGAAGTCGACATTCTTCGCGCTCTTCACCAAGCCGGGGACCGCGACGCGCGTGACGCTCACCGTCCGGGATAACGAAAACGCAAATCCAAAGACAGAGATGGTCGACGTCGATGGCTTCGCCTTCTATGAGCTACGCACGGCCTTGCGCATTGGTAACGTGACCATGACGAACACCCCGATCGTGATCGGCTGCCACGGCTGCAATTTAAGCGCGCCGGTCTGGGCGGTCGCGTTCGTGGGTCAGCGCGCCGGCGGCAGCCCGCGGGCCGAGCTCCCGGCGCTCGTCACTCCATAGCTTGCCAAAATGATGATCGATCTTCGCGCCGCTGCAGCTGCTGGATTCCTTCGTTTCGCGCGTCGCGTGGCGAAACGCGGGAAGCGTGTGTCGGGAGGGAGCGCGCGGACGAAGTTGAGACCACGGCTGCGCGGCGCGAGGTTTTTATCCCGGCTGTTCGGGCTCCTTCTCACGACAGCCGTATTCACGGGTTGCATGGCCTCGGTGTCCGACACGATGCCCCACAGAATCTCCGAGGGGCTGCGCCGCAATGTGTGGATCCTGGCCGATACGAATCACGTCTGCTCGGGAGTGATCGTTGCGCAGGATAAAGTCCTCACCGCGGCGCACTGCAAGGGCGTAGTGATGAAGGTCGATGGGCGCGTCGCGCTGATTGAGCGCGAGTCGCCGGATGATCTGCTTTTGCTGCACGTGCCTACGCCGATCGTCGCTACCGACATCGCATTCAACACTTCGCCGCGCCAGGCCGAGGAGGTCTATACGGTGGTCAACCACGTGCCCTGGCGCTCTCTGGTGAGCGTCGGCCGAGTCATCGGGATGGATGGCAATTGGGTTTTCACCTCGACCATCACCGCACCGGGGATATCCGGTTCTGGTCTCTATGACATGGGCGGTCGCCTGGTTGGTATGAGCACTCTGATGCACGGCGCCGACCTGCCAAACGGCAAGTCGGTGGTGATCTTCAACGTGGCCGTTTCGGCACAGCGCGTGAGCCAGTTTCTGCGCAATCGATAAAGGTGGGAGGGCGGGCGTGCATCGGCGACAGTACATTGCGCATCGGCGTGACGGCTTCTACGAGATTCTGAAGTGGCGGAGCCACGCCGCGAAATTCGAGTTGTGGCGGGCCGCGCAGATCCGCCAGCACATCACCTTCATCATCACCAGCAAGAGCGATACGGACTCGCACCAGAAGGCCCGGAAAGTGCTCGCGGCGATGCTGATGCACTCGCCGCTCTCCCTCAGAGTCAAAGTGTGGATGACGATCCTCTTCGCGCGCCTCTTCCGGTGGCTGCGCGGTGGATATCGGGCTTATCAGCCAAAGGTGCGAGCCGCGGCTGCTTAGGGCGGGAGCTGAGAGAAGACAGAGAACTCGAACATCGTGGACGCGCTCACACAAATGTTGCTGAGCTATCAGAACGCTTCGGCGGTCCAACGGTTCGGTACGCGCTGTCTTCTTTCGGCTCTCGCATTCCCGGCAGGCTGCACCACAGCCGCGGTGATGACGGGAGGAGAGGCAATGCACGCTCCTGGGTTTGACTGGTCGCTGATCTCGATCGCCATCAACGTGGTGCTCGGTCTGGTGATGTTCTACGTCGGCGCGAAGATCCGCATCGCCATCCTCGAGCTGGAAGGCAGGATCGCCGAGAAGTACGCCACTAAGGGCGAAGTCGAAAAGCAGATCGATCTTGCCGGGCGAATCGATCAGGGTTTCTCTCGGACGCATGCGCAGTTGCGCGGAATTGCGGAGGCCAGGCCAAGATGAACGAGTGCTCGGAAGTCTTTGAATCCATCCATGAAGAACTCGTGGAGATCGCTCGAAAGTCAGCGGCGCTGATTCGAGATCAGGACATGCCGGAAGACCAGCATCTCGTTCGATCAGCGATCATGCAAATCCTGGTTGAGTGTGAGCTCGTACCGCCGCGGATCATGAACGAGATTGAGAAGCACGTTCACCGGTCGCTTTCCGAGATGCGCGGCAAGTGAATGCAAATCCGATGATGACGCGTGAAGATCTTCTTTTTGACTTGCGGGCAGTTGATGCAGACGGCCGCAATGACGATCCAGCTCGCAGCGCTGCGGTCGCCACAACCATGGGCGTCTTTCGGCTTCGCAACCAGGAGCATTTCGGTGGGCGGGACATTGTCGGCGACGAACTTCACAAGGTGCTCAAGGTGATCTGGAATGGCCGGTAAGAGGAAAACCCGCAAACCGACCCATCTTCCGAGCCCGCGCGGCCGGCGCGGCCACAAGGCTGTCAACGAGCAGCCAGGGCTGCGCGAATGGCTCACTCAGAACTACTGCAAAGCGAAACCAAAGCCCACCCTCAAGCAGCTCATGGAGAAGCTGAAAGGAACCGGTTTTTCTATCGGGCGGACGGCCGCGTGGGAATTCGATGTCGAGTTCCAGCTTCGGCAGATCGAGAAGGATCACGTCCTTGCTCTGGCGAAGGCGTACAACGAGAGCGGTTCGGACGGTCAGGTGCTCGATATCGAGACGGCGATCGCCACCTTCGGCTCGGCGAAGATTTTTCAGGAGCTCCTCGAGGCGGCAGGCGACAAGCTCACTCCCAGGTCGCTCGAGCTCCTCGAGACGTTTCGAGGACTGCAGTCGTCTTCCTCGCAGCGTGAGCGAACGAAGTTCGCCGTCGATCGCGGTGTGCGGCGCACGGCGGCGCGCATCAAGCGCGAGGTGCAGGAGCTGCTGCAGAAGCGTCCGGAGGAGCTCAAGGCCCTTCTCAAGGCCATCGACCAGGCGGCAGCGGAGGTGCGGGCATGAACGCCGAGGCTACCGCGGACTTCGACATCTCCACATGCCGGCACTGCGGGCGGGAGATCTTCCGCTACGGGTATCGCGACTCTGACTGGCATCACGCCTCGCATCCAGCTTTCGATCACGACCCCGCGCCGCGGCTCTACCTCGCGGCTCGCAACGGCGTGGAGGTGTCGCGGTGACAACAACGTTCCTCGACGAGCTCGCCGCGGATCTGCGCCAGAGAATGCCGGAGAGGCCAGACCGCAAGGCGCCCTCCTCGCTGCAGCTCTTTCTCGAGGATGAGATCCGGACCGATACCGGGATCTGGTCAGTGGAGGGGCATGAGCCCTTCGGCGAGATTCTGGCAGCGATGGACAGAATCTTTCGGCGGCCACTACGCGACTTCGAAATCGTGCTGCTCAAAGCCGAGCAGATCGGCGCGACCCTGTCGCTCGGCATCGGCGCGGCACTGCACCTGGCGGCCGATCTCGGACGCAATGTCGGGTACTTTTTGCCAACCGATAAGTTTGCACATAAATTCGGACGAACACGGCTCAAGCGCACCATCTCGAGATCGCAATACCTCTCGGATCGCATGAAGGACGTCGGCGATCCAGTCAACCAGGCGACCGTAAAAGAGTTCGACGGAAAGTTTCTATACGTTCTCGGACTCGAGTCGATGATCGGCGCGATCGCGACACCTCTCGATGTGCTCACCTATGATGAGGTCGATCTTCTTCCGGCCGAGAACCGGGAATGGTCGCAAGGGCGCGTCGCTCACTCCGACCTCCGCTCCTCTATCTGGTTCTCTGCCGGCTACTCTCCTGGCGCCGGGATCGACCTCAAATACCAGGAGGGCTCGCAGCACAAGTGGCTGGTTGACTGCACCAACCGTAGCTGCAGGCGCAAGGCGATTTGCCTCGAGGAGACCTTCCCCGACTGCCTGGTACCAATCGGTACCAAATGGCACCGAGCATGTCCGGACTGCGAGCAGCCTCTCGACATTGTCAAGAACGGCCGCTGGGTTGCCACATATCCGGATCGCGCCAGGCGCGGGAAGATCTCCTATCGCCTCTCCGCGCTCTCGATGTCGGCAATGAGCGCGGAGTACATCATGAACCGGTGGAAGGGCTGCCGGACCAAATCGCAAAAGGCAAAATTCCGCTGCTCGGTGCTGGCCATCCCAGACGCCGGCGCGATGCAGCCGATCTCGGACGTGGAGATCAACCGCATGCAATCAGGCGAAGTGCGACTTCTTCGCCAGGACCGCGGCGAGCTGCCGCGATTCGCGGGCGTCGATGCCGGAGACCTCTATCACTTCGCCTGCTACGAGCGGTTGCCCAGCGGCAACCCGCACCTGGTGTATGTCGAGGAGCTCGACAGCGATGATGCAGTGCAGCGGATCTCGGAGCTCATTCGCGGACTTGGCGTTGTCTCTCTCGTCGGCGACAAGAAGCCGCACACGAACACGATGCGCGCGCTTGCGTACCGCTTCCCGCGAATTGTCGCGCTGCAGGATTTCACCAATGGCAGCCCGCTCAAAGTCGTGGAAGAAGAGCACGAGAAAAAGATGTACCGATGCGTGAAGGTCGATCGTGATGAGTCTCTCGACGAGCTAACGAGCGACATCACCAGCGATCGATTCCTGCGAATCCCCGACATCGAGAGCGCGGAGGTGATGGCCACCTTCGCCACGCATCTCAAAGGCCTGCGCAAGGAACGCTCGATCGACGCGAAGGGACGGGCGATCGATACCTACATCAAGGGTGTTCCGAATCACTTTGGTATGGCGCTCAACTCGGCGCGCATCGCGGAGCTGATCGCGCCGGCGGTCCAGAATTTCTCCTTCACCCCAATCGCGCCGTCGGCTTCTTCGACCGCCGCACGGCCGTCGATCTCGCGCGGGCTCAAAGGGAGGCTCCTGAGTGGGTAGTGCGCTCGTGCTGTACGACAATCTCGGTAACGAGATTCGTTTCGAGAAGTCACCGCCGCCCGTGCACCAGGCGGAGGTCGGCCGAGTGCGCGACCACTGGGCTGGCAAGACCACCGGCGAGATCACCCCGGAGCTCGCGTCGCGCGTGCTGCGCGGCGACGCCGATCTGTCGACGCAAATGATGGTGGTGAAAAGGCTGCTCAAGGACCCGTTCATCTTCAGCTGCATGCGCAACCTCGTCTATTCAGTTTCCAGGTTGCCGTGGACCGTGCAGCCGTTCGACGAGAAATCGCCAGCATCGAAGAAGGAGGCCGAAGAGATGAAGAGCTTCTTCGCCGGCCTGCCGTGGCTGAAAAAACTTTTCCGGTATCTGATCTTCGGCGAGTTCTATCCGTTCTCTGCCGCCGGGCTGCGCTGGAACAAAGACTATCTGCTGGAGGCCTACATTCGCATCAATCCGGTGCGGTGGAGATGGGACGATGCCACCAGTTCGCTGCGTCTCTTGACTGAGCGTGACCCGGCGCGGGGCGAGCCGATCAACCGCCGTGCATACATCATCTACGAGGCGGAGCTCGAGCCCGGCGGCCCGCGCGATCGCGGGTTGTGGCAGAAAGCTCTTTGGCTCTGGATCTTTTACAACTGCACATGGGCATGGTGGGTGCGGTTCGCCGAGATGTACGGCAACCCCTACATTTGGGCATTCTTTTCGAGCGCCGAAGAAAAGGATTCGGTCTACGAAGCGGTCATCGCCATGGACGCGAATGCGCGCGGCGTGTTTCCTGCCGGGACCGACATCAAGCTGCAGGAGGCGCAGCGCTACGGAACGAGCGCGCTCTACAGCGCGATTATCGACGCGGCGCATGACGGCATTGCGCAACTCATTCTCGGTCACACACTGAACATCACTTCTCAGCCAGGAGCGGGCACGCTCGCAGGAAACGGCGCGCGCGAAGTCAGCCAGGAAAACAAAGAAGGCGTGGCGGAGAACCTGCGCGAAACGACGCAGCAGGACATCGCCGTCCCGTACTCGGAGTGGCACTTCGGTGAACAGGCGGTCGAGCGCGGCGAGATCCCGGTCGTCAGCATCGACGCGTCACTTCCTGAAGATAAGGAGAAGAAGTCGACGGTTTACATCAACGTCAACGAGGTGCTGGCATCGGTGAATCGCGCGATCGATCCCGCGCAGGTCGAGGACGAGTTCGAGGTGCGCACCGTCGAGCGTGTAGCGCCGCAGGCCGCGCCGCCTAACAACGACGCGCCGCCTGACGACGCGTCTGGGAAGATTCGAAAACAGCAGACGCGCGTCGCGGCAGCTTCCACTCCGCGCATCGCGAGCGTCGACGACGTCGGAGCTGTGCAGTTGCAAATGCTGTCGAAAGCAGTCGAGAAATTCAGCGAGAAGATTGAAGCGATGGTCGACGCTGCCGCGACGCCAAAAGAAGCGGCCGACGCCATCATCGAGGGCTACGGCGCGCTCCAAACCGTAGCGCTGGCGTCCGGCCTGCGGGACTCCACGCTCACGGCCGAGCTGATGGGGCGGGGAGACGCAAGCGAATGACGCAACGAGAGCCTATTACAGGCGCGATCTCGGGATGCCCCCCCCCAATGGCCGAACCGAAAAGGGTTAAACGTTTGTGAGCGAATTTAAACGGGGTTTCGGGGGTATCTGGGAGGGCCCGATCGTGAATTTAGAGCCTTATCCGGTGCAGATGCCCTTTTTGGGGGCATTTTGAGCACCGCCTGGATGATCCGGCTGACGATTTTTATGGTGTGGGTCGTCGTCGCGATGGCGGGTTGTAACGTCGGCCGTTTCTACGACCTGGTGGTCGAAGGTTGGCCGGCCCTGGCGGCGCTCTTGGGGATCATGATCGGCGGCAAAACTCTCGAGCGGGTCAAGGAACTCACAGCGAGCGGCAGCGCAAGAGGCAGCCAGTGACGCGCGCAATTGTGAATGCACCGCGCTGGATCGTCTACGGCCTCTTTGTCGTCGCCGCTCTCGCCGCGGCCGGGTGGATCAAGCCTTACCTTCATGGTCCTGATCTTTCGCTCTCCACTGTCTATCGACCGAGGCCGGTGCCGGTGAGGGTGACCGAGGTGAAGTGGCTGACGAAGGTGGAGAAACAAATTGTCCGAGAAAGGATCGAGGTCGAAGCGATCCGCGAGCTGCCGCCCAAGCAAGCGGAGCGGCTGGAAAAGGATTTTCAGATCACGCTCCCATCGCTGCGCACCGAGGGGAGGGATCTGCTCGGTGTGCTCGACATTCCTCGAGCTCCACATGGCGGCGAAATAGCGGTGACTGTAAACACCACGACCGCGCGGATCGATGGCATCTTTCGCCCGAAGGCCGCGCCGTTTGTCGAGTTAGGCGGGGTCCGCGAGGCCGGCGTTGATTTCGATGTACTCAGCAAATCAGCGATCGGCTACTACCGGCAGGACCTCGTTCGCCTGGGGCCGTGCGTTGTGAACGCGAAAGTTTTCGCGACCTCAGCATCCGGCCGTGGTCCGGCGGTTGGTGCATTCATTGGTGTTGCTGTTCGCTTTTGAAGGATTGCACGAATCATGAGTCTAGAGCCTCTTCCGATGTTGAAGCCTTTCCGGCAGGCGGTCGCGTTCCAGTTGGGGCGCGTTCCGATGCAGCGGGAAATCTTCGACCGGCTGTCGAACGAGGCCAAGCTGCGCGCCTTCACCATCGCCGGTCTCGCACGTAAGGCGGTGCTCGAGGAAGCGCACGGTCTGGCGACCAAAGCGATCACCGAAGGGCAGACTCTGCGCGAATTTCAAGACGCGCTCGGTGAGCTGCTCGACCGAAACGGCGGGACAGTTCTTTCGCCGCAGCGCCTCGAGCTGATCTCGCAGAACAATCTCGCGGTCGCGTACTCCGCCGGCCGCTACGCGCAGATGAATGACCCAGACATCACGCGCGATCGTCCTTACAGGCAGTACCCGCTCGGACCAAACGACATGCGAACATCTCAGATCTGTCTATCGCTCGAAGGACTGGTCGCACGTTACGACGACCCGATCTGGGATCACATCACGCCTCCGAATCATCACGGCGAGCGGCACCTGCAGGTTTTAACACTGACCGAAGAGCAGGCGCGCGAGCTTGGGATCTATGAATCGCCGGGTGAGCTCGAGTATCCGCACATCAACGGGCAGACAATCCTGCCTGATCCGGGCTTCGACTTTTCGCCTGGTCTTCTCACGAGTGACGACCGCGCACTGGTCGAAGCGGCCGAAGCCATGGGCGAGATCCTCCCGGCGAAGGCGGCCGCTGACTATCAGCTCGAGAAGCTCGAGAGTGTCGGCCGGCGCGACCTCCCGGAGATGCCGGAGCTGATGCCGCGAGTCGTCGACGCCAGTGACGCAGTGAAAATTAATGCGGCCTGGTCGCGGTTTCGCGACCTGTTCGGCATTGCCGAGGACGTGACGGGCACGATCGTGAACGACGTATTCGGCGATGGCGTGATCGTCAACCGTTCGGTTTTCGACTACATGGCGATCGGCGGGAAAGAAGATCGTGCCGCCTACTTCCCGCTGCTGAAAGACGCGGTCGAAAACCCGTTTGAGGTTTGGATGATCGCGCGGCAAAGAGGCGAGCAGACCGTCTTTCACAAGCGGTACATCGCACTCTACAACGATCGCGGCAAGAAGAAGGCGGCGTTCGCGATCGTTGATTCGTCTCCCGAGGGCTGGGTAATGAAGAATTCGTTTCGCGACAGCGACTGGACTCACCTCGAGCGGCAGCGCGAGGGACGGCTTCTTATGTCGAAGGCGCGGAGGAAGAAGTGAATCTGCGAATAGCTTCGCGCGCGAGCCGATTGAGCTCGGAATCTTCTGCGTCGCTCCGCACGGCGTGCCGCAGCTTTAGAAGTGCCAAAGCGAGCTCGAAGACGCGCTCTTCGTCTGCGGTGCGCGGTTTTGATTCGAGGCCGCGGACGTATGACGCGGCTTCGGCGCACCGATCCTCGATGTATTTGAGATCGTCCGGATGGAGTTGGGCGGCGATGTCTTCTCGCATCGGGGTGGTGCGCTGCGACGATGCCGCAGCGTCCGTCCGCCGCAGTACATGAGTCCGCATCGTGGGCACCCCGCGGCGGGGCTGTATCTATAGATAGCACGTTGTAGACCGCAGATTCCAGGGAGGGTGGGTGTGAAGGGCAAAAACGATGTTTTCGCCGGGGCGCTGAGGGCGCTCGTCGGTCCGCCGGCGAGCTCGCCACGGCGCGCGGCGAAGGTCGGTGGCGAGCCGCCAGAATGGATTCAGATCTTCGCCGATGGTCAGCACACGACGAGCCAGGCTGGCGATGAGAAGGAGACCTGGATCTGTGATGCTGACTCGCGCTCGCAGATCATCGCGGCATTCGAGGAAAAAGGGAATGACATCGTTATCGATTACGAGCACCAGACGCTCGAAGGTGACGAGGCTCCCGCGGCCGGATGGATCAAGGAACTCGCCGATCGCGGCGAGCAGGGTTTGTGGGCGCGGGTGGAGTGGACCGGTCGGGCGAAGCAATACATCCGCGCCGGCGAGTACCGGTACTACTCGCCCGTCTACCTGGTCGATCCGAAATCGAGTCGCGTTCGTCAGCTTTGCAACTTGGCCATCACCAACTGGCCGGCAACACACAATCTCAGCGCGCTAACTGAGCAGATTGCTGCGAAGGTGCGCGCGAAATTTTCAACGAACACGAGATCAGCGAGGGAGGGTGGAATGGACGAACTCATGCAGAAGCTGCAGTACTTCTTGAGCCTACCAATTACTGCGACACACAACGAGGCACGCGCTGCGCTACAGACGATCCTCGAGGCAATTCCGGCGGATGATCAGATGCTGATCATCGCGGATAAAGCGGCCGCGGCGAAAGCCATCGGCGAGGTGCTCATGCCGGCGCCGGCGCCCGCGCCGAAAGAGCAGCCGAAAGAGACCGTGGCGGCCAAAGCGCTACTCGACGAACTCGAGCTGCCGGAGACCGCGACTGTTGCACAGGCGCACGCGCGCATCGGCGAGCTGAAAACGCGGACTTCACAGCAGCAGGTCGAGCAGCTGCGCAATGACCTCAAGGCAGCCAAGGCGCGCATCACCGAGCTTGAAGCGAAGAGCGACGACGAAAAGGTTAACGCGCTCGTCGAGTCGAACCGCTCGAAGATCCCGCCGGCGCGTGAGCCGTGGATTCGGGCGATCGCCAAGAAGCACGGCCTCGAGCACGCGACCGAAGTGGTGAAGAACCTCAAAGAGGAGCTGCCGCCTCCGCCGAGTGAGAAGGAACCCAAGGTTCCGGAGGTCGCTCCGAAAGTGGCCGCGACGCGGCGTGTCGGACACAAAGATATTCCGGTCGATCCGGAGAGCGCGATCCGCAAGGCGAAGGTCGAGGCGATTCAGAAGGAAGACCCGAAGAAGTTCGGCGATTACTGCGCCGCTTCGGAGGAGCTCGCGCAGCGGGAAGCTGCCGCTAGCAAATAGACCAATAAGTTCACCGCCTGCCATGGGCGAAAGTGGAGGGAGGACAGAATGGCGAAAGCTGCAGTTTTTAAGAGAGGAATGACCGACACGCGTAAGCCGTTAGCCGCGGTCACGCGGAGCCGGTTTGTTGGTGACGACGGCCTTAACCTGGCCGTCGCCGGCGCGCGTGCGCTTGGCGTTGCCCAAGATACGCTCACCGCGACCGACATCACGAATAAGGAAACGCTGACCATCACGCTCGATGGTATCGAGGAGCTGGAGATCAACGCCTCGATCAACGCGAACACGTTCACGAAGATCGCATCCGATGCCCTTGGGCGCGGCGTGGCCGCCGTCGCTGGAGATGCAATCAACGCGATTTCGCTCAACGTCGAGAACGCCGTCGCGGGGGACCGTATCCCGGTGCTGCTCGTTCACGGAGTCGACGCTGCGGCGGCGACATCCGGCGCGACGCTCGCGGCGCTCGAGACCGAGGTGAACAACCTCAAGACGCTGATCGAGAAACTGATCGCCTTTTAGGCACGAAACAGAACCGCGTCATCGCGGGTGAGACAGGGAGGGTGTGAAGATGACGAAGCTTGCAACCAACAGAGTTGTTGACGAACACGCGTCGCAGCTTGCCAATGGGTTCCGGTCACCGGACCTCACGACCATCACGAAGATTTGGCCGATCGTCGAAGTCAGTGGCGAATCGGGAAAGTTCATGGAGTTCGGCGCCGACGCCTCGATTATCCGACAGGGTCTCGAGCGCGCCCTCGGCGACGACCGGAAACGCGTCGACTTTCGCGTCGCGACCGGCAGCTACAACACGACCGAGGTGTCAGTTGAAGTGCCGACTTATGACCGCGAACTCAAGAACGTTCCGGACAAGCTGCGCGCGAAATACCAGGAGAAGAAGGATGAGCTCGCGCAGACCATCCATCTGAACGCCATGGCGTATGCCGTCGCGCAGAAGCTAAAAGATCCGGCCGAGTACGACGCGTCGGTAACCACGGCGCTGACCGGCACCAATCAGTGGAAGGACGCCGCATCCACGCCGTACATTAACCTGCGCACTTGGGTCCGAACAATCCGGAAGAAACTGCTTGTCGCGACCACCGACCTGTCGGTTGCCCTGGCCAACAAGCCGTGGGAAGCGCTGCAGGATCACTCGCAGACCAACACAAAGCTCCAGGCTGTCGGCGGCGAGCTGTCGCTTGACCGCCTGGCGAACTGGCTCAGGGTCAAGGAGGTCTTCCTCCTCGATGGTCAGTTTGCGTCGACCTTCGATCCGGATGATCCGACGGCGACTGACGGCTCGGATCTGTTCGACGACGAAGTCATCGTCTTTCGCGAGTTCAAGCAGGGAACGGTGATCGATCCGCTGTGGGGCTGTGTGTGCCGCGTTGAAAGCTATCCGATCGTCACCCGGTACCGCGATGAACCGCGCTCGGCCGACATCGTGGCCAACGACGAGAACTACGGAATCCTGAAGCGGTCGAACAAGCGCGGCTATCTCGCGCGGACCGTGTCGGGCCTGGCGTAGCTCGCTCGAGCGTTCATCGTGAGCGCAGCTCCGCGAGGTGCTGCGCTCTTCTGAACGTTCTGAAAGGAGGAACGCACAAATGTCAGGTATCGAGAAGGAAACCACCCCCTCGGAGCCATCGAAAGCCGCAACACCAGCGCGCTCGGCAAAGAAACCGAAGTCCCCGCAGGGAACTCCGGCGCGCACGGCGAACAAAGAGAAGAGCTACACGGTCCTGGTCGGCTCGCTTGTCGTCGGCAAGGGCGAGCTGCGCACAGTCGGCCAAAAGGTGAAGTCATCGGAGATCCCTGCCGATCAGGCGGCGTTCTTCGCCAATGACGGAACTCTGAAGGAAGAGGAGTAAGCGATGTCAGTAAGAGCGAAATTCGCAGTGGTGAGCATCACTCGGCAAAAGTGGAACGCTCCCGGTTCCACAGAGGCTCAGATCATCAAACTTGGGCCGGTCACATCGGGCAGCGAAGAGAACAAGGCGTTCTATCGGTACACGCCAGCGGGATCGATCGAGCTGGCCACCGTGAATCCGGAGGCTGGAAATCAGTCGCATCTCGAGGAGCTGCGCCGAGAGGAGGAGCAACGCTAATGCCGTCGAGCTACAGCGTCGACCAGGTGGCAATCGTCAATCGGCTATCAAATGACCGCGTCATCCAGCTGACCGATGACGCCGGCGCCGGTTCGATCGACGCAGCGAAAGTGACCGAGGCGATTGACGCCGCTGAAGCGGAGTTTCATCTCTACGCGGGCGTTTACTACGACACGCCGGTGCGAAAGAGCGACAACACCATTCCCCAGGGCATCCGGGAAAAGCTCATCGAGGCCACGGCCTGGCGGCTGATGAATCGCCGACCCGAGTTTCTACGAGGCGAGCAGGACGAGGGCAAGCTTTGGCAGAAGATTCGTGACTCGGTCGAGACCTGGTACGAGGCAATCGCTCACCCCGATAAGGGAAAGCGGCTGCTCATCCCTGGCGCGAAGGACAAGTCAACGCCGCTGGTCCCGCGGGCGGGATCGGCAAAACTGACTGCCGACACGCCGCGCTTCACGGAGGATCGCATGAAGGGATTCTTCTGATGGCGATTCTCTTTCAGGCTTCAGGCATTCGCGAGGTTCGCGAGTTTCTTGGCGGCGCAGCCGCACGGATGAGAAACACTCTGCCGGCACGCAAGAACGTCGGCGAGGAAATGCTCTTGCGTACACAGCGCCGGCTGCGCGCCGGCGTTGACGTCAATGGCAATCCCTTCAAGCCGTCACGCCGTGTCGAGAAATTCGGCGGGCAAACGCTGTGGGATCGCGGCGCGCTTGGAGGGTCAGCAAACTATGACACGCCAGGACTGGATCTCGAGCTCTTCTCCACCTCTAAATATGCGCGCGTCCACCAGGAGGGCCTGGAGATCAAGCCGAAGAAGGGGCAGTTCCTGACCATCCCGCTGCGCGCTCGCGGCGGGATCTTCGAAGGAGCTTTCGGCGGGGTGGAAGCGAAAGCGAATCGAACCGGTGCTCGAGCTCGGCACTTCGCCGGGACCTTCATCAAGCGATTTGGAACACGGCTTTTCATCATGCAAAAGGTCGATGCAAAGCGGCTGCGCGCGCTCTTCCTTTTGCTGCGCAGCGTGAAGATGCCGAAGCGTGAGTGGCTCGGCTTCGGGCCGGCGGACGTCGAAATGGCCGCGAACAAACTCGGCGCGCATATCACGGACGAGGGGAAGAAGTGAGGCGTGATCACAGCGGCGCTGATTGCCGCGTCGGCGGCGGCCGGCGCGAGCGGGGTGTGTTGGGAGGGGGACGACGTGAAGCTGACAGATGCTCTACGTAGAGAATACGAAAAACTCTTTAGCGACTGCGCGAGCGCGCCGGAGCGCAGGGCGGAGATCGAAGCGGTCATCACTCGGATGATGAAGTCCCGCGAGCGCTACGAGCGTGTCGGGGGCGCTGTCGGTGCGCCGTGGTTTATGGTCGCTGTCATCCATAACATGGAGTGCAGCGGCCGGTTCGATTGTCACTTGCACAACGGCAACTCCCTGGCGGCGCGCACTCATGACGAGCCGGCCGGGCGGCCGGTCACGGATCCAGCCTCAGGCCACTTCCCATATACCTGGGAAGAGAGCGCGATCGACGCGCTCACCTATCAGCGCTTTCACGAATGGAAAGAGTGGACCGTCGCCGGCGCGCTCTTCAAGCTCGAGTCATACAACGGATTCGGCACGCGCAATCACGGCGTGTACACGCCGTATTTGTGGGGCGGATCTTTCGCTGACGCCAACGGCGACGGCATCCGAGATGCGCGAGAGAAACCGATCTATCTGGGCGGCAAGTACGTGAGAGATCACGTCTGGAACCCGGCGGCCAGCTCCAAGCAGATCGGCGCGGCGGTGTTGCTGCGCCGCATGACCGATCAGCATTTGATCGACTTCCCGGCGAACAGAGCGGAGTAGATGTTCGATCGCGACGCGGCAACGACAGAGATTCTCGCGCGCCTGGCATCGCAGGTGCCCGAGATCGTCTACCGCGATACGGCGGAAAACCTCGATGAAGAGATCCTGCGCACGTGCAATACGCCGGCGACGTTCGTTCTGATCAGGATTCCCAGTGGCCTGGAGCTCGTGCCCGGAGTGAAAAAGCAAAAGCAGGAGCTTGAGATCGTCGTCGGCATCGTGCAGCAGAGCGTCGCGCAAGGTCGCAGTGGCGCACTGAAAGGCGCAAAAAGCTTGCAGACGCTCGGCGGAAAAGTGATGAGGGCGCTCCACTGGTGGCAGCCGACGTGGGCGCTGGAGAAGGTGAAGTTCCGCGGTGAGGAGCCGCCGATCCGCCAGGGTACGCGGATGGGGCTCGAACAGAAATATTCAGCATCGATTCAGGAAACGTTCTCGTAGGAGGAAGACAGATGGCACCAGAGAAAACCCCAAAGCCCGAACGCAATTATGTGACCTACAAAGGCCCACACCCGCATTGCAGCGTGGTGGATCTGGGCATCGACTTCACGCGAGACGAGCCGGTGGGGCCACTCGACGAAGAGACCATTAAGCTGCTCACCCGCGAAGGCAAATCGAAGGAATTCGTGCGCAGCGCGGCGCCGGCGCCCAGGCCGGACGTGCCAAAGAGCGAGAGCAAACCGAGCGCCTCGCCTGCTGGGGAAACAAAGAGTTAACTTTTAAGTCAACGTCCTTTTGATGGTGATTTTATAAGCGCAAAAGGACAAAGCCTGGCGGCGCTCGATCGCGCTGGCGGGAGGGAGAGAGGGAGGCTAGGCAAATGTTCACGCAAGAGGAAGCGTCTTACCGACTCTATAAGCAAGCATCATTTCTGGTCGATGATCCCGCGGCGCCGGCAGGAAAATTGATCCCCGGAAAGACCGGATTCAACGTCAAGCGGACACGCAACCCGCTCAATAACGAGCAGGTCCAGGCGGACGGCTTCGAGCGTGAGTTCGCCAACGGCAACCACATCGCGAAAGCCAGCGGCACGCAGGTCATCAATCTCAATTACCTCGGATACCTGCTGATCGCGCTCTGCGACTCGCTGACCTCGACTGGCGCGTTCAGCGGCGTCTATTCCGTCACGGTCACTGTCGGCGGCTCGGGCTATACATCGGCGCCGACCGTGAGCTTTTCCGGTGGCGTGCCGGCGGGATCGGGCGCGACTGCCACGGCAGTTGTGCTAGGCGGTCAGGTGATCGCCGTCATCGTCACCGATCCGGGCTCAGGCTGGACAGGAACGGCGCCGACCGTGTCCTTTACCGGTGGCGGTGGCACTGGCGCCGCGGCCACAGCAAACCTCGATGCCACGAAGAACAAACACATCGGCAAGTTGCATACCGGCGCGCCGCTGTATTGGGCGATCGAGAAGGGCGCTTCCACATACTGGCGCCGGTACTTCAACATGGTCTGCCAGAAGCTGACCTTCCGCGATCCCGTCGAGGGCATCTGCGACGTCGACACTGACTGGACAGGGTCTGGTCACGTGAAGAAGGCATCGGCAACACTCGACGCAGCCACCGCGGAGATCACCGGCACGCCGGGAGAGTACGCGAACGTCTCGATTCTGCAGACCGATGTCGTTACCGCGATCATCAGTGAGATGACCACCGACGTCGAATCACGCACCAAGGAAAAGCGCGTGCCGACCTTCACCGGTAAGGCCTCGGAGCTGCGGCGCGGCGCGGCAAATGTCAGCGTCAGCGGCCGGGCGTACTTCGAGGACGAGACCATGGCTAATCTGATGGACAACGCCACCATCGCCAAGCTGCAGACCGTCCTTACATCACCCGATGGCGTGTTTCACAAGCTCTACCCGCAGGTGAAGTACGAAGTCGAGGACTGGGAGCGAACCGAGGAAGGCATCTTCCTGCCGTTCAGAGCGCACTCATTCAAGAAGACTGCGGCGACCACGGAGCCGATTCAGTTCATGTTGATCAACGGGACGGCTTCCTACTAAAGGAGACGAATGATGACGAAACGAAGATTCCTCCCCACCGATTCGCGTGACGCTGTGCCTGTAGATCTGATCGATGGCGGCACTGTCGGCATTCGTCCGATGGGCTTCGATGCGGCGCAGCGCTACACGGAGATCGTCGCGCGCACTGATTTCATGCGGGATGAAAAGGGCGCAATCGTTTACAACCAGAAGTCGGGTGCGCCGGAGCGTAAGTGGATTGACACCACAACCGAAGAGATCGAGTTCGTGGCGCGAGATCTCGTAGCATACGTGAAGAATCTGGAGCTAGAGGACGGCACTCCGCTCGAGCTCAGTGGCGAAGTC